ATTGCTAAGTGACTCAAATTTAGATCCTGTTGCCATGTCCTTGATGGCAGCATTGGTATCATTTATCTTATCAGTTAACTGCCCTGCTTTTTTTGCTAATTCTTCTACTTGAGAAGGATCTGTAGCATTAGCAATAGCACTCTTGAGCTCTTTGAGCTCTGCTTTCATTGCTGCAATACCGGTTATCTTTAATGGTACTTCTACTTCATTCATCTTATGGCTTGTAATATCTAATTTCTATAGATGTGTATACTAAATAATTGTCTACATAACCTACCCCTATCTGTGAAGTAGTTACATATATGCTATTGTTAGCAGCTACATATTGAGCACTTACTATACCATCATACTGTGTATTGTTAATAATGACAAAAATCTCACTATTTAAGATATACCCATTATCCCAATTCAATATGAGGCCCTCATAATTTCCTGCTACATTTCTTATCCATTGTATATCTCCAAAGCTATTTTCTTTTACATCAGCAGTAGGATCTGCTACACCTACCTGATTGAGAATTGCGACATAGCTGTAATATGGTGGGCTTACAGGTATCCCATTAATCTTGTTCCTTACTACCAAGTTATCAGTGTAGATACCATCATCCTCAACTGAGTAGCCATCTGTAGCCATCAATACTTTGAGTCCTCCAGGTACCACATTGCCACGCTTGAGCACTTCACCTCCCATACCTCCATGGTTGAGCACATTACTATTCATGCTCTTGGTCTTGATGACAGTATTGTTAGCTACCTGTTGGATGGCACTGATGTTAGGTAGTCCTACACCTGGTGTACCAAATGGATTAGCAAATGGCATGAAGTTTACCTCATCATCCACACTGATTAGCTCTACCTGTGTTAGCTTGTATGCATTGGCATCATAGTCTATGACCTTGTTAATGTTCCACCAACTATTGTCAATGCGTATCTTGTCATTGAGTTTCAGTGCCTGGATGTCATTGTCCTTGAGGTCAAAGTAAGCAGTCAACATCTTACCGTTGTTTATCTGCCCCATGGTCCTCCTCCAATACCTATTGTAGAGATTGTTATCTGTTAGGCTTGCAGGTTGGTAGTAATAGAATGAACACACTGAGTAGTTCAGATCCCATGTAGGATTGAGTGGGTTGTCAAAGTGGCCAACATAGGGATAGGTAGTCACTCCTGACATACCGGTAGTACCATAGTCATAGATGTGGTATGGACTGCATGAGCTCAAGCCTATGTCAGCTGTGCTATCATACAGGATACGGATATTAGTCTTGGGTGCCTGTCCTGCTATCATAGGAGTGTATGCTCCAAATGGAGTCTTGATGATAGGGGTAGGACTGAAGAGTATATCCTTAGTGCTTATATCCTTTACATACTCATTGTCAAAGACCACCTCCACCTGACCATATATCTGATTGGTTGCTGTGGTATAGGTAACATTCGGACTGTCAGTATCTGCCTTGTATGTTAGGATGACTTTCTTATTGGTTAGCTCAGGTAGAAATGACAGTGACTGCTCCTGGTCCTTGGCTAACTTATAGGTCCAATCTACCTCAACACCTGAGTCATAGTAGTCATCTCTATGGATGAGGTTAAGTTGATTAGGTTGTGCCTTGTCTATCTCAGCATACATATTGTACATATTGAAGATAGCCTTGATAAAGTCATTCTGCTTAATCTTCTTAGGTACATAATCATTCACATCAATAGTACCACCAATGGCAATGATGTTATTGGATGGAGTTATACTGATGTCAATGTTGGTGATGACAAACTGTATCTTAATATCACCGGATGCACACACAGGTCCTGCAGCTGAGCCTGTTCTCCATAGTGGTGCAGATGCATTGGTGATCGGTGTTAATATCCTTGGCACCTTAATAGCTACCCTACCCTGTGACAGCTGTGGTAAGTTCTGAGCAGTCAATGCCATGTTGCATGTGACTGTCTGGCTTAAGATAGTTGTAGTACCATTGGCTACTGATGTAGGTGACTGTACTGCATAGATAACAGCAGGGCTACCATTCAATGGAGTAGGGTTGCTGTATAGATTAGTAGTGTAGCATACAGTACCATTCTGAGTGAGTGCTATCTGAGGCTGAAAAAAGACAGGTGATGAGATACCATTCATCCCTGAGTATAGCGTTACACCTGATGAGTTGACTAAGCGTATCTCATACTGCAAGCTCACACTATAGTCATACTGCTGTGCATTGTTACTACTGATATTGAAAGGAGTATTGTATATACCTGTGGCAGGTGTAAAGATGTTCTGTGGATCTTCAAGCTCAGTCCATCCTGTAACTGTTTGTAAGTTTTGAAACTCAGCTGCACCTGCAAAGAATGTACCTGTGTATGTGGTTGCTGTCTTGTTAGCCTTGACAGTATAGTCTGCATAGTCAAAGTCATCTGTATCCCCATTGTAAGGGATGACTAACTTGTCAAACTTATCATCTACCAATGTAGGCCAACTGTATGTAAAGCCTGCACCTTGGAAGATACGATCAAAATAAGTCTTAGCAAAGATAGCAGGCTTGAACTCCTGAGTGCTATAGAATGTGTCACCACTACCTGGTAGCATATACTTGAAGCCATCCACCACAGTGTTGCTAAACCTGTTTACCACATTGAATGCATCATAGGTGTGGTTGAGGTCACTGAAGTCTATATCAGTTAGCTCAAGGTTATTGATGGCTGTGAAGAAATCTGCCTTGCTTTCCTTGACCAATACCTCATACTCTACATGCTCCTCATAGCTACCGGTTATCTGTACCTTTTTAACAGCTGTGAGCTGTAGGCTTGCATCCTCCATGACAGGTATTCCATCCTGGATAACTGAACAGGTAGTCACTGCATTGATGTCAAATGTACCTGCTTGGATGTTAACATCATAGTAGTGGTTGAGTAGGTCATTGTTATTCTTGCTACCCACCAATGTGATAGTCTTAGAAAAGCTACCTTTCCTTTGACTTATATCTCTGATGTCTCCTACCTGAAATGTCAAGGGGAATGCTGTACCCTCCTTAACATCAAGATAGCCTGTGGCTAATTGTATCCTAACCATTTACTATATCATTGTTAGCAAGCCTGATAGTTATGCTCTGCTTGATTAAGTTCTTGTTCCTTTGCTTGTACTTCTCAAATGTTGAGGTAACTATATTACAACTAATATACTCACTGCTTGCCGGTATATCACAGCTCTCATAGTAGTTGCTTCTCTTGAAGTAGGTATATGGTGAACTGATGAGCTCAGTGAAGTAGGCTGCATCTGTTTCATTCATCCAATCAGTGCTGAGGTCAATGGTGTTATCTACACTAACATAGCTGTTGATGTATCCTCTATCTGTGGTGTAGTAGGTCCACTCTGGTGTACTGTTGATGTATCCCTGTACATCCATATTGTATTGTTCACGCTGTACTGTACCTCTCTCATATATCCTACCGGTGAACGCAAAGCTACCCCATGAGCCAAACCTATCAAGGAATGCTATAGTGATCTCTTCCATCCTAACTCTTCTGTCAATCATCACAGTGTATGGTTTAGTAACCTGGTTACCATTGTGCTCATAGTAGTAGGTGTAGCTTTCAGTGGTTGGCTTAATCAATGGTAACACTCCTACTATTGGTGTCAGTACTCCATGGTTGTTAGGTCCTACTGCATTACCGGTGAGATGGTCAGTGGCACTAACCGACTTCTCAAAGCTCTCACCTGCATCATTGGTGAATATAATCTTGTGAGTACCTGGACCTGGACCACCATACACTGCATTCATCCACAAGTCCTCAGACAATGTGCAGTAGAATGTATCAGGGCATGTAGTCAAAAACTTATCAGTGATATTGGTAAGATAGTACTCATTCATATCCCATGTTGGGAAGTCTACCCAAGGCATGGCACCATTGAACACATAGTAGTTGAGAGCTGACACTATCGCATAGGTGGTAGTCTTTCTACCATCTGCATAGGTTACCTCTACATCCTTACCTGCATTAGTGATTGATGACCATAGGAAGTTGATGACAATGTATGTGGGTGTAGCCACAAGCACAGTGTATAGTCCATCAAGGTTAGCATTAGCTACCCCTGCTCCTGTTTGTGTTACCACTATCTGATCACCTACTGCAAATGTATTGGCACCATTCAGCTGTACTGTACCGGCATAGGGAGCAGTGACATACTGAGTCATGGCAGATGTGAATGTGGTAGTAGTCAAGTACTCCTCACCAATCTTGACATCATACTTATAGTGACTGTTGGTTGCATCATATACAGTAGTATTGGTTGGCTCAAAGTCATAGCTAACTTGTGACTGAAGTAGTCTGCTCAGGTCAATCAATCCATACCCTGTAGAGTATACAGGTAGTACCCTGTACTCTGCTATCTGATTAGCTGTACCACCCTCAAAGACTTGAAAGATATACTTAAAGCCTGGTAGGTTTTTGTTGGTGCTATCATAGATGAACTTGATAGGGTTGTATGCAGGGGTTAACTTCTGTGGTGAAGCCTGAACAGTCATTGCCATACCTATATTAGTCTACTGAACAAATGTGTTTCTAAAACGCCAGGTAGCTGTCATCCGTATAGTACTCCTGTCTGATGTGAGTAGTCGCATACCGGATAGCATCCATTGCATCATCAAACATCTTGACAGGCTCATCAGTGATCATGTCACCTATCTTCTTCCACTTGTAATTCTCATACTCTTTCTTGAGTGCCTTGTCATCCTGGCAGAACACACCAAAGGTCTTGATGTTATCTATCCCTTTCTTGACTACCTTGTTAGCATTCTGTACATCATACCCTGCATTGTTCAGCTCAGCTATTATCTCAGGCCTTGCATAGTCTGCTACTATGGTCACTGTCTTTTCAATGTTGGCAGCTTGCATCTTGTCTATGAGCATTGGTGTAGTCAGGTAGCTTTCATATATCACAGGCTCAATGTAGATGTCAGCATCACACCAATATACTCTCATCAATGCAGTGGGGTGATTGTATCCGAAGTCAAGGCCATACACATAGTTCACAAACCTTGCCGGCCTATGGCTCATGAATGTCCAATTAGAGTAGATATTACTCTTGCTGATTGCTTTCTCACCTAGGGCATAGATTTGATATAGTGCCTCATCCGTTCTCTTTAAGTCCTCAATCTGTGCCTTGATACTCTTGGGTAGGAATGGGTTATCTCTATAGGTAGACTTAATCAGTATGCTCTCATCTGTTGGTAGTTCATACAGCCATGAGCTTGACTCACTTGGGTTG